GCAGTAGGAGATCCTAAAAAATATGTCGAAGACAAACAATCTATGCCTGATTATAAGAGCTTAGATGATAACATGCTTAGTAAAGAATCTGTCCAAAAAGCACTGGTAACTGATTGGATGAGATTACAAGGATATTCTGATGAGGAGGTAGCCGAGCAATTGAAAGACTACGAAGAGTCTGGATTACTTGAAAAACAAGCTAAAAGAGTTTTACCTAAGTTAGCTGGAAAACAACAAGAGTATGAAGACGGACTTGTAGAAGGTCAAAAGCAGGAGCATCAGAAAAGAATCAAAGATCACCAAGATTACGTTGAAAGTATTAAAAAAACTATTGACGAAAAAGAGGAGATTGCTGGTTTTCAAATACCTCCTAAAAAGAAAGAAGACTTCTTTAAGTACATAACGGAGTCGGATAAAGAAGGAAAGACTCGATTGCTCTCAGATATTGAAGCTGACTCTGAAGCGCAATTGAAAATGGCCTGGTTAATGTACAACAAATTTGATTTCTCCACAATTGAGAAAAAAGTCAAAACAAAAGTTTCGAGCAAACTTCGTGACAGTTTATCAAACCTTGATTCTTCTACGAAGTTGAAAGGTCAAAGTAAAAGAACGAGAAAAGCTAAAGATACTGATGACGTAGACTTATCATCATTTAGGAGACTTCTTTAAATTATTTATTAATCGTAAAAAATTAAAGTAATGTCAGTAAACGGATTACAACTTTATAAAACGAAATGGAACTCTGGTTTTACAAAACAAAACCACCTTTCAAGAGCGTTTTTAACAGAACCAGAGGTTATTAGTACAATCGTACACAGAATCTTTGGTATGCAAGGGCAAAACCCTTTACAATATTTGACTTCTGGAATGGGAAGATCAAAAGAATTAGGAAACCGTGAGTATGACTGGTTTTTACAAGGAGATGACGAAAAAGCGATTAAAATCGTTGGTGTTTTAGCTGGTGCTAATGCTGGTCTTAATAAGCAATCTTTCCAGGTTCTTTTGGAAGAAAAATGGTTCGCTAATCAAGATGTTTTAGTATTCGACAACAGAGAATACCGTGCTCGTGTAATGGAAGATCCATTTCATAATGGTCAAGGATGGGTTTATACTCTTAAATTGACTGGTAACGATGCTACAAAATTTGTAGATCCTGCGTTATTACAAGTTGGTAAACAACTTTCAAAAGAGTACACAACTGTACCTGAATTTTCAACTGGTGGAAATACTACTTTCTCTACTCCGTTCAAAATGAGAAATCATTTAACGACTTTGAGAAAGTCTTACACAGTTACACGTTCTGCAGCGACTGACGTTTTAGTTATCTCATTAGCAAATCCAGAAGATCCAAAAAAATCTACTCAATTATGGACTAAGTTCGCTGAGTGGGAAGCTATGGCTCAATGGTACAGAGAGGTTGAAGCTTCTTTATGGTACTCTGAGTACTCTTCAACTCCAACAGGAACTACAGATATGTTAGGTAACAATGGTTTACCAGTATTTGAAGGAGCTGGTATTCGTGAGCAAATTGCTCCAGCGAATAAACGTTACTACTCTGAATTGACTGAGAACATCATCCGTGATTTCTTAATCGATTTATCTTACAATGTTACTCCAGAGTCTGACAGACACTTTGTAGCATTTACAGGTGAATACGGATTTGCTGAGTTCGACAAAGCGTTGAGAGATTCAGTAAACCAATACCGTCTTGTTGATTCAGTATTCGTTACTGGTAAAGGTCAAGATTTGAAATTAGGTGGACAATTCAAAACTTATGAAGGATTGAATGGTACTAAGATCACATTGAAACATTTACCATTGTACGATAACACTGTTCGTAACAGACAGGTACACTGGAAAACTGGTAGACCAATTGAATCATACAGATTTACTATCTTAGACTTCGGTACTCAAGGTGGAGAATCTAACATCCAAAAGGTGTACAAAAAAGATTCAGACATGATTATGTGGCATGAAGCTGGATCAATCGATCCTTACGGAAATCCTGCAAAATCTGTTGGAACAATGAGATCATCTAACTTAGATGGTTACTCAGTACACATGTTGTCTGAGTGTGGTATTATGGTTAAAAACCCATTTGCGTGTGGTGAATTAATCTGTACAGCTACTAAGTAAGCAGAAAATAAAATAAGGGCTGGGCTGAGATAGTCCAGCCTTATTTAAAAGAGAGAGAAATTAATATTCATAGAGATAAAAGGAAAAAGAAATGTTAGAGGATAACACAGAAAATCAAGAGGGAATGGATATAATCCCTAAAAAAACAAAAGCTAAAACTCCTTCAGCAGTGGCAAAAGCAGTTGCAGCAGTTAAAGAGATGCCTACTTCTGCTAAACCAGTAGAAATAGATGTAAACGCATCAAATATCTACCAAAACAGAAAGGTAGTAATTAAAGCAAAAAGAAAAGAAACATGGTCTGGATTTACAAGATTTCCAAAATGTAAGGATACTATAACAGCTTCTCAAGGTAGAGGTGGGTTCCACACTGGATTATCTAAAGCAGCTCAAGCTCAATTAGAAGCTGATTTGTTTTTAGAAAAAGACATGTTATCACCTTATAGTAAATACTGGGTAGAATATGCTATTCATATTTATGATAAAGAATTAGAGTTGGATTTAATGAATCCAAAAGATGTTCTTGATTTCCACATCTGCATGCAGAGTAAGCGTGTAGCTAACTCAATTAATGAGATGGAAGATTGGCCGAATGCTGAATACGTAGTGTATGATGCCGAAGAAGATGCTAAGAAAGATAATCAAGAAGTACGTGAAAGACGAGCTGCTTTCGGTAAGTTTAGTAAAATGTCTGTAGCAGAGATGAAAGATGTTCTTAAACTTAGAGGAGATAAAGCTCAGAATATGTCTCACACTATGATTGAAAATGCTGTTGATAAACTTATACAAGAAGATCCTCAAGCTTTCAATGCTATTGTAAATCTTTCAGGATTTAAAACAAGAGTTTTAATTGAAGATTTACTTGCTATTAATGCGATTAGAAAGAACGGTTCTCACTACCTTGTAGGAGACGAACCAATTGGACATGATATTGAATCAACAGTTCTTCACTTAGAAGACCCAAGAAATCAAAATTTGTTAATATCTTTGAAGAATAAATTAGAAGCTTACGCATAATGACAGTAACAGAAATGCATATCACGTATAAATTGCTTTTAGATAAAGCAGATACAAATAATTACCCTGACATTGAGCCAGAGGAAATTGATTTGTTTTTAAATCTTTCACAATCAAGATTTGTAAAACAACGATATGGCGTTACTAATCCTAAGCGTGCTACTTTTGAATCAACGCAAAAGCGTACAGATGATTTAAGAGAAATAATTAAAAACGCAGAATTAACAGTACCAACTTCACAAGTAACAGACAATAAACCTAATGGGTTTTTTGTCTCGTTACCTGCAGATTATTGGTTTATGATAAATGAAGAAGTAAGCTTAAAGGCCCCTGGATGTAATCCGATTACCCCCGCTTCAGGTAGTTTAAAGGACCAGACAGCTTATATCGTCACGAGTGGAACAATTACCTTCAACTCTATTGACTATACTAAAGGAAAAGTTTTTGTAACTAATGTAGGTATTCTTACTTACACAGGAACAGGAGTTTTTCGTGAGGTAGAGTTAAAAAGGACTGGAGTCAGGCCTCTACAACATGACGATTATAACAGAGTGGTGACAGATCCATTTAACAAGCCTTGGAAGAACCAGGTCCTGAGACTTATGTTAGATGATAAAGTTGAACTACTCACAGATGGTTCTTTTGAACTGGAAACATATTTTTTTAGATACATTAAAAAGCCAGTAGATATTAAGTTATCAACTTCGACTAATTGTGAGCTTGCAGAACAAACTCATCAAGAAATCGTAGAAATGGCAGTTTCAATGACTCTTGAAAATATTGAAAGTCAGAGGTATCAAACTCAACTTAATGAGTTGAACAAACAGGAATAATTATTAATCGTAAAAATTTTAAAAAATGTCACACGATAGAACACTTAAAGTTTTAGTAAGTAACAGAGTAGCTGCACAGACAGGTACTACTCCAGCTAACTTAGCAGAAGGTGAATTTCTTTTATTAAAAAGAGATGGAACTGCGTTAGGTGCTGCTGAGACTATCTCTGATTCAGATGTAATCACACCAGTAATGGGAACTAATGTTTTAGGAAGCCCTAAATTTGGTCAACCACTTCAGGGTGCTAATGTACGTAAGTACCAAGGTATCGCTCCAGCTGCTGCTGTTGAGCAAGTAACTTATATCGGTGAAAACGGTACTTCAGGAGACATTACTCCTTTAGCTTCTGCATTGTTATTTTCAATGCACATCAATTTCACTCACGATAAAGGGCTTTTCTCTGAGAGACAATACAGAAGAAGTTTTTCTAAAACTTATACTGCTACTCCAACTGGAGCAACTCTTGAGACTGATTTCGTAGCTTTAATTAATGCAGACCAAGTATGTGCTACATTATTAACAGCTGCTGCTATGGCAGGTGATGCTGGGATTAGCTTAACTGGTAAAAAAGTTACTTTCAATCCATTAGACGGATATGAGCAAGTTTCTTTTGAAGTTTCTTTAGATGAAGGATTCGATACATTAGCTTCTCAAGTTGATGAGTTTGGATACCTTTACAATGTAGCTAATCCTAACGGAACAACTACTGGTGCTGCTTCAAACGGACCAAGTCAAGGTGCAGGTACTTACGAACTAATTGCTACATTGGAAAATGATGCAGTAGGATACGATGGTGCTTTAAACCGTACTGGTTTCCCAATTCCAGTTCCTTACACAGCTGCTAAAGCAGGTGCTTCGTACAATGTTTATGTAATTGAATTTGATGATGTTCACGAAAGTGCATCTTTAGATAGAGCAATTGCATCTCCATCTACGTTATTGATCGCAGTAGAAGAAAGTGCTACAGCTAACTCTCCAGCAGAGTACCTTGAAGCACGTTTAAATGCTTACATGGCTTCTACGCCTAAAGCTTTCCCAGCGATTACATTGTAAGAATTAAATTTCTATTTTTATACAGAGAGGGTTAAGATGTATTTCTTAACCCTTTTTTAATAATTAATATCTAACATAATACAAAAAAATCAAATAAATTCTTTATTTTTGAGGATTAAAATTTGGTTTTCACAAATACAATAATTAAACACGATGCCATATACAAGTCCATACACAGGAGTTAGCGTAACAAGCAACTTACTTTTAAAATTAGAGGCAGCACAATCACACAGTGGAAAGATTCTTGCATTAAAAGAAACTACTGGTGATTATAATGTTTCAACAAATCCGAGTGGATTTGGAACTCCTAATCCAGAAAGAACGGATGTAGGCTCTGTATTGACATCAACTGGTATTTTAATTGAGGTTATGAGACCAGAAGACACTTCGTATACTTATGGTTTAGATGTGCCTGTTACTTTTATAAATCCAGGAACAGCAAATACATTTGAAATAAACCCAGAAGATATAGGATATACTGCCGATACTGTTTTACCTGATGGTGTTTATACAATACGTTATTTAGTAGAAGACGCAAATCAAACTGGATTTTTACCAATAGCTACAAAATACATAGTTTTGGCTCATAATGCCAAATGTAGAGTACATAACGCTTTAGCGAAAGTAACGTGTGAAGATTGTTGTAACGGAGGTTCTACAGATGATGCATTAGCAACGTATGCTATGTATAAATCTATGTTGTATAACGCAGCAATGGGAAAAATTGATAAAGTAAAAGAACAATTAGCTTGCATAAACAGTAGTGACTGTGGTTGTGGATGTTCATAAAAATATAAACTATGTGTGGAAGTTGCGGAAATAATGGGTGCAGTTGTGACCCAGCAAATATAAGAATACCAGTAGGACCGACAGGACCTTTAGGACCAACAGGACCAACAGGACCTCAAGGTAATCCTGGAAACGATGGAAGAGGAATAGTTTCATCTATTTATGACCCTTTAACTGGTGTTGTTACATTTACATTTACGGATGGTACTACTTATGCTACAGACGATCTACGTGGAGCAGATGGAGCAGATGGTAATCCTTCTTCTGGAATAGCAGGAGATGTTTTAACATCTTTAGATGTTACATATAACACTTACAATGATTTTGTAGGTACAGAATTGGCTTTATGGTTGAACAAAATGAATCCACTTGGAAAAGTAGAACATTTTTATTTAAGTACTGCAAATTTTGATGCAAGTGGATACGGAAAAGATTTATCAGGTTCTGGAGGTGCTAACTTATTAGGTTGGGCTATCTGTGATGGAGTGATTAAAAATAAATCAGATGGTACTGGTCCAATTTCTATCCCTGATTTAAGAGGAAAGTTTTTAGCTGGTTATAGTTTATCAGACGCAGACTTCGCTAAGGATGCACAAGGTGGTACTAAAAACCACACACATGATAATATTACTCTATTAGAAAATAATTTACCTACACATACACACGGAACAAGTGGAATTGTTGTAGATGCACATACTCACCCAAGAACAACAGATGTAAGCGTAAGTGGTGGTGCGCATGGACATAGCTTCTTAGGAGATCAAGACGGTGGTACAGGAGGTGCGGAAGGTATTAGATTAACAAATCAAACACCAAGTTTGTATAATAGTGGGTGGATACAAGGAGGTGCTCATACACACACGATAGTTCAACCCGAGTATGGTACAGCGAGTACTAATGGCGTAACAGGTACTACTGATGACAATATATCAACAGAGTCTGCATTTGACACTACAGAGGCTACCAATACGAATGCTGAAGCAAATGCTTTACCTCCGTATTATGCAATGATACCAGTAATTAAAATATAAAAGATATGCCTTTATACTACACAAAAGCTGATTTACAGCATAGAAGATGGTTAATCTCTGAATGTATAGCAGATAAAGGTGCTTCTATCTGTTGTGATACACAGAAAGGAGATAAAGTAGAAGAGAAAGAAATGAGAGAATTTAAGTTAGCAAATGCTTTCTTAGATGTAATTTGTGAATATGAAAATTTATCTACTATTTCTTACGCAGGAGATCAAGTGGGAAATATTAACTGTATTACAGAAAAACAGTTAGATGAAATATTTGCATGGTTTCAAAAATATTGTAAGAATATATGTTTCAGACCTAAAGAATCAGTTGTTGCAGATGCTAATGGAGATTTACAAATACCAGCAGGTATTCCACCATTACCATCATCAGGACCTTGTTGTTTAGCTTTAGAATCTGGAGGGTTGTTCTTATTAGAAGAACCGATAGAAGATTCTTGTATTCAATTAGAGAATACTACTTGTTTATTAGCAAGTGATTCTAAAGCTTGGAAAGAATATATGAACTCAATGAATAATTACAATTTCTACGAATAAAAAGAAAGTTTATGGCTGCAGAAAATAAAAAAATATCAGAATTACCAAGTGGAGGTTCGTTACAGGTATCAGATTGGTTTGGTGTAAGAAGAGGCACGGAAAACTACTATATTACAGGTCAGATGATTTTAGATGCTGCTAATGTAGATTTAACATCAATAAATAATTCTATAGGAAACTTAGAGTCAAGTAGATTAAAATTAGATGCTTCTAACGGTCCTATGACTGGAAACTTAGATATGGGTTCTAATAAAATTACGTCTTCTTCTACTCCTACAAATGATGAAGATTTAGCTAACAAAGAGTATGTAGATAAATTCTTACCTTTATTTGGAGGTACTATGAGTGGATTTGCTACTTTACATGCTGATCCAATAAATGCTTTACATGCTGCTACAAAACAATATGTAGACGCTCAAATCGGTTTGATAGGTGCTATACCTTTGGATACCAACGATTTAGATGAAGGTTCTGACGGAACAGCAACAGGAGCAGGTACAGAATTAGACGGTAATAAATACTACTACACAAACGCTCGTTTTGATGCGAGGTTGACTTCTAAGAGTACAGACGATTTATCAGAGGGAGCTTTAAACTATTATTTCACTACTTCAAGATTTAATGCAAATTTTGCAGCGAAGGATACAGACAACTTAATAGAAGGTATTGGAAATCTTTATTACACAAATGCAAGAGCAAGATTAGCTTTATCAGGTGACGCAACGATTAATTATGATAACATAACGGGTATTATAGGAGTTAATTTAGCTGCTATTCCTACTCCTGCATACGGGATTTCTGGAAGGATTCCTTATATGAATGGTTCTAATGATGGATTCTTATATGGTGGGGGACTATCTTTTGATGGTACGAACTTAGCATTAGATAACTTTTTAGCTTTTAATCCAGGATCCGATATAGATATTGACCTAATACGAGTAGGAGTTACAGGAACACCAAAAATATCTTGGGATGAATCAGAGCATTCATTTGTAGTAGATGGAGGATCTTCTTCTTCCAGAGGATTCCAATACGCTGCTGATTACAATGCGAACTTCACTGCACGTTCTTTAGTAGATAAAGGGTATATTGATGGAAGATTAGCTGACTATCTCCCACTTGCTGGAGGAACTATGTCTGGAGATATTAATCTGAATGGTAACAAAATCGTTGATTTTTACGACCCATCATTTCCACAAAAAATGTACTTCGCATCAGGAGGCTCCTTTTTCTTAGAAGATGTTACTAACTCGACTTCCTTTCATTTTAGGTCATCTACTGGAACAATTCAGTCTTTAAGTACTACAGCGGATGTAACTTTAGATCTTATAGGTCTACCAACTGCTAACCGAACTTGGTCTTTTCATGATG